GCGAGGCCGATGAGGATGTAGCCGGCGGCGGTCACTCGTGGACGCGCCTCCACTTGTCTTTCCACATCGACCTCGCCATCGTGGCGGACTTCTCGGCGACTGCTTCTTCGCTCATGTCGGGGCAGACGTGGTGCAGAAGCTCATGCAAAACCGTGTCTAGCTCGTCCGCGCCGGATTGACGGGGATCGATGTAGACTTTGCCGTCGCCCAGCGTCATGCCGTCCGCTTTTTCGCGGCCGAGCTTCTTGCGGACGATGGCTATGGTTCTGCGTGGGGGCATTTAGGCGGCCTTCTTCGCCATGAGCTGGACGTAGTGGAGGTTGAGACGCGCTTGGAAGACCTTCCAGAACGGCTCGGCTGAAAACAGCCAGGCGACCTCGAAGTCGTCCGGGGATTCCTTGCCGATGCGCACGATCCCGCGGCGCTGGACCTTCATGGTCGGCCGGTTCTCATTCCAGAGCTGCTCGTACCCGGCGAGCTGGACCTTGTGGGCGCCAACGATGGCTTTGCTCGTCTTCCAATCCAACAAGACGATCTTTCCGTCGCGGTCGCGGCTGGGCGCATCGATGGTGCCGCCGAACAAGTAAGTTTCGCTTACAAGTTGAACCTCCGGCTCAATGACGGTGAGACCTTCTTCGTCCCACCAGCGCTTGAAGTTGTTGAACGCGATGGTGGCTTTCTCGACATCCGCGGGGCTGAACTCGGAGAGATCGGCAACGTGGTTGTGCAGGAAGCACTCAATGAGGAAGTGCGCGATGGTCCCGATGTCGGCAGCCTTGTCGCGGACCTTCCGGTAGTCTTGGCCTTCCATGCCGAGCTTCCACGCCCAGTGGATGAGTCCGCTGCTGTCCTCGCCGATCTTGGCGATGGTTGAGGCGCCGGGAACGTCGGTGCCGTCTGCCAACGGATACTTTTGGTGGGCGCGGGTCTTTTCGAGGCGGACGATTTTGCGTCCGCATTCAGTGAAGCGATCCGGCTCGGCGGGCTTGGTGGCTTTGGAAGGGGAGCGGCGTTTTGCCGCCCCCCTTTTGACTGTGGTGTTTTTGGCTGGCATGAGGGTTACCAGGTGATCTCTTCGTCGTCCGTGCCGGTCTTGCGTGCGGCGGGCTTGGCTTCCGAAACGTCGAAGCCGTAGGCCACGGCGCTGCCGCCGTCGCCCCAGGTGACGAGGTCATGCACCATGACAGCCTTGGGCTGCAGTGTGATGCCGGCGCCGAGCGTGCCCGTGTACCAGCAGTAAGGCACGACTGCGACTTGGATTTTGCTGCCGCCGCCGACATTATCGGTGATGATGTCGCCAGAGGCGTTGAAGAGCTTCGGCGCGCGGCTATACGTCTCGCCGGCTTTGTCTTTGCCCACGGCTTTGACCTTGAGCTTCAACTGGACGAGACCGTCATTGTCTTCCCACGGAGCTGCGTGGAGCTTGAGCTTGTCTTTTTTCAGCTCGGCTTTTTTCTCGGCGACGAACGCGGAGAAAAGCTCCTCAGCTTGCTTGATGAACGGTTCGGCTTCCTCGGCGGTTAGCTCGAGGTTGACTTTGAACACTCCCACGTCGTCGAACTTGGTGTCGGGACGGTTGAGGTGAGGATAGCGGGCGATGCCCACGGGTGTGGTTAGGGTTTTGTTTGGCATGTTATGCGTTGGTTGGTTGTGTTTTTGGTTGGACAGGAAAATCGGAATGACGCATGAGGGCGCAGAAGTCGCGCAGCGTGAGGGTGACGAGCGTGTCGCTGTGGTCGCGGCGGTGGACGACTGCGGAGTATTTGTATTTGCCGGGACCGAGGTCTTTGTTGGCATCGCGGCGGGCCTGCGCGATGGCCGCATCAAGATCCAGACGCGCGCGGCCGTGGCGCTTGCACTCAAAGTGCCAATCCGGCAAGCAGGGCACGATCACGTCGGGCGCAGAAACTCCCCATCGTCCCTGGCTGACCTGCGCGCCCCGCTTGGCCGGAAAACCTTCGGCGGTCAGCGCCTTGGCAACTTCGCGCTCGAAGCTGGCGCCTTTCTGGCGGCTGTTAATCATTCGTTCAGCGCCTCCCATAATTTCGGCGATGGGGCGTAGACGGAGCCATCGCTGTCGCTGGTGCGGCCGACTGGGGCGGTGCCCTCAAAGCGGGTGAGCGAGGGACGCCATGTGAGGTTGAGCGTGCCGGTGCGGCCGGCGCGGTGCTTCGCCACGATTAACTCGGCGTCTTGGACTTCCGGTTCCTCGTCTTGCACGGCGTAATAAGCGGGGCGATGGATCAAGCAAACGATGTCGCTGTCCTGCTCGATGCTGCCGGATTCGCGGAGGTCGCTAAGTTTTGGGCGGTTGTCGCTGCGGTTTTCCGCTTGGCGGTTGACCTGGGCGGCGGCGACGACCGGAATGCCGAGTTCCATGCTCATGGCTTTGAGGCCGCGGGAGACGAAGCCGACCTCGTTCTCGCGCGACTGGGCGCCGGAATGCGAGACAAGCTGCAGGTAATCCACGAAGATGCACTTCACGCCCCAGCGGCGGACGGCGAGGCGGGCGCGGCCGCGGATGTCTAAGAGGGTGAGGCCGCCGCGGTCATCAACGTAGAGCGGCTCGTTGCTGAACTGCGTGGCGGCGTCGAAGATGCGGTGCTTGATCGATGCGGTCAAAAAGCCGTTCCGAATGATCTCGGTGTTCGTCTCAGCGCGGCCGAGGACTACGCGCGCGGCCAACTCGGTGGCGGGCATTTCGAGGCTGAAATAGACGACCGGGATGCCGCGGCGGGACATGTTGTCGGCCATGTTGAGCATGAGGGCGCTTTTGCCCATGGCAGGGCGGCCGGCGATGATGGTGAGCTGACCTCCGCGGAGTCCGCCGGTGACTTGATCGAAGTCGCGGACGCCGGTCTGCAGGCCGAGCTTTTTGCCGCCGGCCAGGAGGCTCTCCAGCTCTTCGAGGAGACCGGGCACAATGGCGCTGGGGGCGCGCATGGAGTCGGTGGCAGTGGTGAGGGAGAGGCTAAGGACGCTTTCGCCGGCTTGCTGCAGGACGCTGTCGGCGTCTGCGGCCATGTCCTGGGCGGCGGCTTGCATGGCGACGCTGGCGTCGATGATGCGGCGGCGGGCGTGGAGGTCGCGCAGGGTTTGAGCGTGATATTCGACTGCGGCGCTGCCTCCGGCGTAGTCGCCGAGCATCTCGGTGAGGGCACCGGCGCCGCCAACGAAGTTGAGCTTGTGCTGCGCGTCGATGCGCTGGGTGACGGCGATGACGTTGGGCGTGCCGCCTTCGCCGCGGACCTCGGCGATGGTCTCGTAGATGAGGCGATGCGCGGGCGTGTAAAAAAGATCGGCGTGGATGCCGGAGACTTCGTCGCAAAGTTTCGGGTCGGCCATGAGCGAACCGAGGACGGTGCGCTCGGTGGCGGGGCTTTGTGGGACGGTGCGTTTCATTTAGGCGGCGCCTCCGTCGTCATTGTTTTCCAGAACGACTATGACAATGAACGTCAGAACGATCAGCGCGAGGTAGGTCAGAATGAGCGCGTTCATTTTCTTCCTTCCTCCGGGCAAGTTGTGCGCGGCGACGTTCCCAGCGGTCGCAGGCTGCATCGACTAAGCGAAATGATTCTTCGAGCCATGGTGTGATGTGGTGTTCGGGCGGCGGTGGTGGTTGATGCTCAGTGGCCATGACGTGGGACTTCTAATTGTCGTGGCGTGATCTGTTGGCATATGTTGGCAACTGTAGGCATGAGGGTCAAGGGTTTTTTGGGAGGATCGGCCATTTTTTTAGGTGGCCGAAATCGCGGGGTTCGCTGACGGAGGTGACCTTGCCGCAGACACCGCAGGGGTCTTCGTGCCAGGTTGAGACGTGACCCTCGGGCATGCCGCGGCCGTGGGCTTCGCCGCAGGGGCGGCAGATCCAAGCGGGATACGGGAACTGCTCGCGGACCTTTTCCAAGATGTCGGAGAGCGAGTCTTCTTTGGCGAAGATGCGCTCGTAGTTGGCCCGGTAGCGGTCGCCGTTGACCGGACGGGGGCTGTCGCCTTTGCCGGCGCTCATCGCTTCACTTCCTCCCAAAAGACCTTCCGGTAGT